TGTATTGGTGCCATGTGCCGAATGTGGAGGGATGTTGGCGGCCTGCAGTGCACAGTCCATGTGTGCACAATGAGGTCACCTCCCTACATTTGCGTACCCTTGGGCCAACTCCAAAGGACCCGGGTCATCCGCTTCTGCGAGACGAGTTTGCTCATTTGAGACGAATCGCGCGGGGGTTGGATATCCAGAGATGGAGTTTGGGCCAGGTGGTGGAGACCTACAAGGGTAGGCTCCGTAAGCGGTACCGTGAAGCGCTGGGTTCTCTACAGGGGGACGAGTTAAATATGCGTGACTATGAAATTAAGCCCTTCCTAAAGGCTGAGAAGTTTAACCCACTTCAGAAAGCCTCAAAGCCAAGGCTAGTTGCGCCTCGTTCCCCAAGGTACAACCTGGTGTTAGCCTCGTTCCTAAAGCCCTTTGAGCATGCGGTCTACAAGAAGCTCAAGGGCCCAAGGATGCAAGGTGTTCGGTCCACTCGCATTGTAGGAAAAGGACTAAATCTCGTGCAGAGAGCTGCCCTCATTGAGGAGAAGATGGATAACGTAGGCAATGGCTGTGTGATCATGGAGGTTGACGGACGCGCTTTCGAGGCCCATAACACTGAAAGCGATCTACGTAAAGAACAGTCTGTTTACCTTGCTGCGTATAGGGGGTCCAAGGAGTTGCGGGAGTTGTTGCGATGTCAACTCAACTATAAAGGCAGAACCGCCAACGGCGTCAAGTTCTCAAGGAAGGGTGGCCGAGCTAGCGGAGACTACAATACCGGACTGGGGAACACCCTGGTCATGGTGGCGACAGTCCGAGCGGCAATGAAGCTACTCTCGAGGCGCCGTAGGATCAGGTGGGACTGTCTGGTTGATGGGGACAATGCGCTTCTCTTCGTGCACCCCGAGGACACTTGGGTGTTGGCAGAATTTGGGGACGCTGTTTCGACAGTGTCCGCTCAGGAGCTGACGCTTGAGACCCCGACCACCAGACTTGAAGGCGCAGTCTTTGGTCAGTGTAAACCCGTGTGGGATGGCCGTGAATATAAGATGGTCAAAAACCCATTCAAGACGCTGAGTGGATCCTTTTGTGGTTATAGACACTACGATAGGTATTCATTCGGGCTCCGTGTCTTGAAGTCGGTTGCCCAATGCGAGTTAGCGCTGGCGAGGGGCGTCCCCGTCTTGCAGCCGTACTTTGAGAGGGCTGTACAGATCCTAGGGGCGATACCCGACCTACCGATGCCTGAGAACTTCCTTGAGGGCCGACAGCTCGAAGCCATCGAGATCCTGAGGCGCGAGGGGAGGTCCCTTGGCAATGTCTTGCCTTGGGCCATAACCGAGCGAGCCCGCATCTCCTTCCAAGACGCATGGAACATCAATGTGGACGAGCAGGTGGTGCTGGAGGGTCAACTCATCAGGGGGTTGAAGTTCCCTTGGGTATTCTCAAGGGCTGCTGGGGTTTCCTATCTGGGATTAAAGGTCCTGGAGAACCTCGTCAGTCTTTGGCATGTAAATCCTTTGGGGGATGGACCTGATGGGGAGGCCCTTGCCGATTCTGTGGTTAATTACCTCGGATCGGTCATTTAGCGGCCACCTGTAAACGTTCTCACCCACATCTGACGTGTGGGATGCCTAATTGGGAGGTGGGGTACTCGGCATCGGTCGGGTATCCTGCCGCCCCTGCGAAACCAATAGGTGTCCCCTCGTTGGGGGGTGGGGGTGTGTAAGGAGGGAATGGCGGTAATGATGGCGATGCTTTTTGCTGCAGTCCACCTAGTGGTCTGGTAGTCATAGCGTGTGGAACTAGGTCTGGCCTATTGATACAGGCGCCTGTCATAGTGTGAGGAACCCGGCGATGTCTACAAATCGGCGGCCTCCGCAGGTTGGTTGTTATGTGCCAGGGCTACCACGGCTACCGAGCAAGGGCTAACCCAGTCGAGTGGTTGGACGGTGGCTTAACATGGGTTGCCCCATGTCAGGCACGAAGTCAGCCCCTTGCCTGTCATCATATGCTGGCGAGACGGAAGATCACCGGGGGAAGTGCCGGTTATGGCAACATGCCCAAGTAAATGGGAAGGGGAGTGAAAAGGCTAGGGAAGCCAGTCCACTGATCGAGACGCTTGGAAGGTTCAACCACGTACACGTCTTCGAAATGATGGGGCCTGGTGAAACGAAACCTGGAAGCTAACACCCATTAGCGGAAGGTATGCCGAAGGGGAGGTCACTGTTGGTTGCAACACCACTTTGACTGTTGATCCGGATTTAAGGAAGCCAGGCCGGGAACCAACCACCCCGTAGCAGGTGCGTCAACTTATGGGCACTTAGACTGGCCGGGGTGCGACCGGCTGTAATCCAAGCGGAAGTCGTCCTAGGAAGATTCACCCGACTCGGGCCCGTTCTGCGTAAACGGTGTCCCGGGTTACGGGCCTCGGAGTCGGAAGTTAATGATGCCACTGTGGTGTAGGGCCGGTCGGCGAATCGATG